AGCCTTATTATTCTTTCTATTACACAATGTAAGATTACAAGGTCTATTATCTTTCTTATTAGATAGAAGATATTCTTTCCATGCTTTATCATTAACTCCTTTAATGTGTATCATACCTATTGCTTTCATAATGCTATATATATTTGTTTAGTTTTCGTTTGTTTGCTCTATTCAATTACCCCTGTTTAATACGTGAAGGTTAACACGTTACCTCTTTTACACCCTTTCGAACAATAAAATTGTTGAAGAATTCTCAGTCTTTAATCCTTTTCATTGAAGAATAGTTATTACGCTCCTCGTAGAAAGTTTTAAAAACTGAGAATAATGTAATATATGTATGATTTGGATGTTAATGATACATATATAAAGAAACAATGGGTTAGTACCCCATTGCTTCTTCAAAGGTTGCAGCAGTTTTAACAACAGCATCTTCAATAGTTAAGTCTTCCACTTTAACTTCGATTTCATTACTACGATCTCTTTGGATAATCCAACGACCTGCATCATTAAGCTCAAGGTTTAAGTTCATCAGCCCATCTTTAGGACGTCTTCCTGAACGTAACTCTTGGGTAACAGTTGTTGAGCAAAATGCTTCTCTAACAACTTCACCTTTGCTATCTTTAAGTTTAACCATAATTCTTTTATCACCCATAAGGTTTTGATCTAAGAATACTAACGAACCTTTTTTACCTGTAATGTCAATTACTTTTGCCATTTTAATTTGATTTTGATTAACGAGTGTTTTGTCAAATGGGGACTACCCCAACCACTCGAATTATTGGTGGGGTTTTTGTTGGGATGGGTCAACTCCCCCATATACACGATGGGTATTAAAATTTTGGGAAAAAAATTTTTCTCAGGCACAGAAAACACCACGAAAAAAATATTTTCTTCTACAGCGTTTTTATCACGAAAAAAGTTTTTACCTTTGGTGGGTGGGTGGGGTGTATATAATATTTTGTTGTGTGTAATTATTTTTGTATATCTTTGTTCTTAATAAACCAAATAATATAATGATAGTTCAGAAATTAAAAAGAAACGTACAGGATGATATAGCTCTTGCTGAGAAGTATTATTCTATTCTTTCAGATGTTAATTCTTTAAATCTAACTACGAGAGAAATACAATTGATTGCTTTTACAGCTGTGAGAGGTAATATTACGAATGCCAATGTAAGGGAAGAATTTTGTACAAAACATAACACAACAAATCCTACGATTAACAACATAATTAGTAAGTTGAAAAAGGTTGGTGTATTTGTTAAGGAGAAGAACATGGTGAAAGTTAATCCTGTTATAGTGTTAGATTTTAATAAGGATGTATTCCTTGCAATAACATTGAAGCATGATGACAAACAAACCTCCTAGTATGTCTATTAAGGAATTCCTTGTTAAGAAGATTGCTATTAATAAGGTGTGTGATAAGATGATTTCTGAGAAGACAATTGATACAATTATTTCACATCAATTTGATTCTGCTAATGCAGCTACAGCTACAAACAATTCAATTGAGATTTCTGGATTTGGAAAGTTTGTGTTTAATGAGAAACGTGGTGTTAAGCTGATGCAGAAATACACAGAACAAGTAGAGTATTATTCCAAGATGTTATCTTCAGAGCTAACAGAAGCAGAAAGAAGAAACGCAGAAATGAGACTAGAGTCTATTAATAATAATGTCAAAGCTTTAAAACCAAAACTAAATGAGCCTAGCACAAATAATCGAGGGATGGAGGAATAACCTTCTCCCTTCAGAAGAAGAAAAAGAATTGATTCAGCAAGTGAGTGATTCAAGGATGTTAGTGTGTAATGAATGCGAACACGTTTCCACAAAGCACAAGTCTGTTCGTCCAGATGTACATTGCGTAAATTGTGGATGTACGTTGGCAGCTAAAACAAAATGTTTATCTTGTGAATGTCCTTTAAAGAAATGGACAGCCATAGAAAAAAATACGTAAGCGATGGAAGCAAATGAAGATTTTAAAGTTACAAAGATTCCTCTAGAGATGTTCATTAATCTCCTTGTTATATTATATGAGGAAGGAGCAAACTTTATTGATCTTTCTGCACAGGTTGACAAAGATGAAGAAACAGACACAATTAAGATAGGTGTTCAAGAAGATTATTATGATAATGACAATGAGGATGAAGACGATGATATACAACCAGCAAAAATTATTAAACTGTCAGATGATGACATTAACGATTTAATATAATGGCTGCTAGTTTCTATAACCAGAGTTTAAAAGCTTTATCAAAGCTTGACAAACTTTTCCCTTTACAATCATTAGGGAAACACATTGCTACAGCAATGGATGGACATTGCATAGAGAATCTTTCCAATAGGGAGTTCTACAACATATTAAATGATTACATCATAGAGCTTGAATCAGGAGTTCCATATTGCGAAGACTTAGAACAGATTATACAAGAGGGCCTCGATTTAAACCACATTCTTGACGAGGAAGAATAACAAAAACTAAATTATGGCAGCGTTAAAGAAAACTACATACATTAATACAGAACTTGATTGGGCTGAGGAACAATTGTCTAGCTGGAAACAATACGTTGATGCAAATCCTATGCACACATTAGAGGATAGAATCAAGTGGAAAGAAACCAAAGCTGGTGGAGCAATGCCAATGGTTATTGCATCTATTGAAGCACAAGGAAAATTTATTCAGGAGACAATGAAAAATTACTTAGCTTTGCTCGAAGTTGTAGACAAGCTACGTGAGAAAGAAGAAGCCAAGAAAGTGGAGACACGAGGTGGTCAAGAACTTAGCTCAATGGCTGAAGACTTCATAAAAGGAAGACGATAAATGAAACTACATAATATAGAATACAAGGATTGGTTCATCAATCAAGGACGTATTCCAGATAAAGGTTCTGATGAATACAAAGCATTCTTCAACTTCCACAAGGAATTATGTATGAATGGTGCTATGATGGATGGACAATACATCAATCCCTTTCTATATTGGCATTTAAATATATGGCATACAGAGGTAGATATCATAGATGAATATGGTAGAATAAACCAGAAGTATGCTAACCCACTACTTAGAGATAATGAGTGGTTAGTTACAAATGAAATTGACAGAGCACATAAAGAAAAGAAAGGCTTAGTTATACTAGGTATTCGTCGTTTTGCTAAGTCTGTTATTGAGGCTTCATATATAGGACATGGTGCTACATTTGATGAGAACTCACAGAACATTATTGCAGGACTGAATGCTCCTGATATCAAGCTTATTACAGATAAGATTGACAAAGGATTGAACTTCTTACCAGAAGCATGGAGATGGCAGAGGGTAGAAGACAATTGGAAAAACCAAGTTACATTAGGGATCAAGACAAAAGCAGGAGAGCGAATCCCCTTTTCTCAGATCCTTATTCGTAACTTAGATGGTGGTAATAATGAAGAAGCTATTGCAGGTACAAAACCACGTAGACTAATCATTGACGAGATAGGTAAAGGAAGTTTTTTACGAGGACTTCAAGCAGCAACACCTGGATTTACAACACCATTTGGTTGGGGTTGTAGTCCTATTCTTACAGGGACAGGTGGGGACATGAAGATGTTCATGGATGCAAAGAGTTTAATGTTTGACGTAGACAATTTTAATTTTCTTACGTATAATAATGCAAAAGATGAGAGTAGAGTTCATGGACTTTTCATCTCACATAAATATAGAATGGAAGCCAAGGAAGAATCTTCTCTTGGTGCATTCTTAGAAAAACCAGAAGGCTCTTCTTTACATCAAGTGAAGATGATGGTATCTAATGAAGAATTAGCCACAAAGATTACAAATGACAATCTCGAAAAGCTTAAAAAAGCAGGAGATAGAATTGCTTATTTAAAGGAGAAGATGTACTACCCACAAGAAGTGGATGACATATTCTTGAATGAAGATACAAACATCTTTGATATTGAAGCAGCTAAACGTCAGAAAGCCAGACTGTTAGCGCAAGAAAGAACAGGAACTCCTGTTGTTCTATATGATGATGGACAAGGTGTAAAGCATGAGTTCTCAGATAGATTACCAATTACAAATTTTCCATTAAAGAATAGTGATCAAAAAGATGCTCCTGTAGTTATATATGAGTTTCCTGTAGACACTCCTCCATATGGACTTTATGTTGCAGGAATTGACCCCTATAGACAAGGTAAGTCTGCATATTCTACATCATTAGGATCTGTGTACATATATAAACGTATGCATGCTATAGCTGGAGAGAAATACCAGGATATGTTTGTAGCTAGTTATTGTGCACGTCCTGACAAAAAAGAAACATGGGAAGAACAGGCACGACTATTGATTAAGTATTACAATGCTAGAGCATTGTGTGAGAATGATGAGATTTCCTTTATAGATTATATGATTTCAAAAGGAGATGCTCATTACTTAGAACGTCAACCTGATTGGTTGAAAGAGATAGTTCCCAACACTACTGTGAGACGTGACTATGGCATACATAGATCTGCTGAGAAAATTAGAGACTTCCTACATGGATGTCTTAAGAAATATACAGAAGAAGCAATACACGTAGAGAAAGATGACGATGGAAACATCATCTCTGAAACAAAAGGTATGTCAAAGATATTTGATCCTGTGCTTCTTGAAGAAATGATTCAGTATAATGAGGATGGTAACTTTGATAGAATCATTGCTGCAGAATTAGCTGTAGCATTAGCCATGAAGTTAGATCCTATAATGGGAAGAACTGGTGGTAAAGAAGATGAAAGAATTACATCATTGTATAGGACAAAGAAAAAGAATTCTTTGTTTGCAGAATCAAGTGGAATGTTTAATAATAAAAAACGTAAATTGTTTACATAATGGCAATAATTAGATATACGAAAGATGCTACAATACGCTATGCGTATTTAAATATCTTTCCAGATCAGTTCAAAACTGAAAAAGAAAAGCAAGATGAAAGTTGGATTAAAAATACAATGGACTATTTTGCCAATAAAGCATATGCTGAATATGTGAAGAACAGAGACACCTTTGTAAAGAACTATGATCTTATGAAGGGTATTCTGAGAATGGAAGATTTCTATCAAGAACCACATGTAAAAAGTTTTACAGACATGTTAGAAGCTGATCTTCAACTTCCTGCATATGTAAAACACTATTCTATTGTTACCACTCCTGTTAATGAATTAGTTGGAGAAATAAGTAAACGTCCTGATACTTACAGAGTTAAGGCATTTGATGATGACAGTCAATCAGAAGAATTACAATTCAAGACAGATGTTCTGCAACAATTTGTTATAAATCAAGTTAAACAAAAGATTTATGAGAAAGCAGCAATGGAAGGTCAAGAAGTTTCTGATGAAGAAGTTCAACAAATGACAATGGATGAAGTTAAAGAAGAATTAGATTCTTATACATCTATTGCAGAAAAATGGGCTAACCATATCCTTACATGTCAAAAAGCAGAATTTAATATAAAAGAAAAATCAGAAGACGCATTTAGAGATCTTCTAATATCAGCAAGAGAATTTTATCACATATATGAAGACAACTCGAAACTTGGATTTAACATCGAAGTCGCTAATCCAAAAAACACTTGGTTTCTCACTACCCCTGATAGAAAGTGGGTTTCAGATCCCACAGGCAGAGCTCAGGGTGCTTATGCTGCTGGTACAGTACAGGTTATGGAGTTATCAGAGATCATTGAAGCTGTCCCAGATCTTACGAAAGAGGAAATCGACCACTTACGCTCGTCACTCCAAGACTATGGACTTATCAACGTTAGAGAATCTAATCTTGGGAATCCTAATGCTCCTGAAGGTATCGATTCTGTAGTTTACGATACATATGATCCTCTTGTGTTACAAACAAGAATGATGATTGAGTCTGAGATGAAAGAGAACAATGATGGACTTAAAGACTTCTTAGGGCTAACGTCTAACGTTAGTTCATTTGGTTATAAGTATGTTGTTGTACGTAGCTATTGGATTTCTAAAAAGAAAATTGGTAAGCTTATTTACGTTGATGATATGGGTAATGAACAATCTACACTTGTTGATGAAAACTATAAGTCTGGAAGTATACCTACACAACAATCATTAGAATGGGGATGGATTAATCAATGGTATCAAGGAACTAAGATTGGTCCAGATATCTATCACATCAAACCATTCAAGTTATTAAACTACTGTCCTATTATAGGTACAACATATGAGGTGAAGAATACAGAGGCCAGATCTTTGGTAGATCTTATGAAGCCTTTCCAAGTTATATATAATGTATGTATGAACCAATTGTACAAACTTCTTGAGAAAGAAGTTGGTAAGGTTCAACTTATGTCATTACGTCACATTCCCATTCCTAAAGATGGAGATGCACAAGATGCTCTTGACATATGGGAAATGGAAGCACGTAATAGAGGAGTTGTATTTATTGATGACTCTCCAGAGAATTTAAAAGCTCCAAGTTCATTCAACCAATTTACAGCTCTTGACCTTACACGTACGCAGGAGATACAATCTCGTTACACACTTGCACAAGAAATGAAGAATGAATGTTGGGAACTTGTAGGTATGACAAGACAACGTATGGGATCTGTTGCAGCTTCTGAAACTGCTACAGGTACTAACACTGCAATGCAACAAAGCTACTCTCAAACAGAACCTTTATTTATTGCACATGAATATGTAATGGGTCAGCTCTATCAAGCAATCATTGATGCAGCATTGTTTATAGAAAGTGATAAGCCCCAGTCTACGCTTTCATATATTACATCTGAGGGAGAATCTGCATTTGTACAAGTAAATGGTTCAGATTTAAAATTCAGAGACTTAAAAGTGTTCCCAACGAATCGTCCTGAAGATACTCAAATGTTTAATGAGCTTAGACAATTGGCACAACCTTTGATGCAGAATGGTGGTTCATTATATGATGTTATTGAATTATACAGCACTAAGTCTATGAGAGAGATGAAGAAAACCTTCAAGGATCTTAGAGATAAACAAGATGCTATACAACAACAACAGCAACAAACTCAACAACAACAAGTTGAACAACAAGGTCAAATTGCAGAAGCTCAAATGCAACAAGCAGTACAATTGCAACAAGAGAAACAAGCTCATGATGATTATCAAAATGAACTTGATAGATTATCTAGAGAGAAGATTGCTATCATTCAAGCTACAGGATTTGGTAAAGTGGAAAGTGAAGACACTAATCAGAACACAATTCCTGATGTGTTAGAAATGAGTAAGCTTACACAAGAGCAAGATAAAGCTGGTAAAGAATATGCTAGCACCATGGCTGACATTCAATTGAAAAATAAACAAGCTTCTGATAAAATGTCTATAGAAAGAGAGAAGTTACAAGTGGCTAGAGAGAATATGGCAAACGATCTTGCTGTTGCAAAAGAGAATGCTAAGGGCAGAAATAACAAAAAAAAGTAATAAATCTTAAGGGAGAGTAAACATTAATGCTATATTACAACAAAAATTATAGCATATTGGTAACTAATCCTTTGAAATTAAATATTGTTAAATTAGTTTTACACGTAATATAAACCAAATATTAAACACAACTACATTATGGCTGATAATACAGATAACCTGTCTATGGGTAATTTTAGTATCCAAGATACTATGGAGATGGGTATGGGAAATCAGGAATTACTAAACGATTTGTTTTCTCCTGAAACTTCTACTTCCAACCCTGAAGATGTCACACCAATCATTAAAGACGCTGAACCTGCTACACCTCCTGCTAAACCAGCAGTACCAAAAGGTAAAGAGATCACACCAGTTGAAGATGACGCTGATGATAAAGAAAAAGGACAATCTCTTATTTCAAACTTCTTAGGTGACAACACTGATGAAGATGAGGAAGATGATGATACACCTTCTGCACCTGTTGCAAAAACTGCAACACCTGATGCAGCTGATGATGAAGAAGATTCACAAAGCAATCAATTCTCTGCATTAGCAAATGACTTATTTAAGTTAGGGGTTTTTAATAAAGATGAAGATGAGGATGACGAAGAACCTATTACAACACCAGAACAATTCTTAGAAAGATTTGAAACTGAAAAGAAAAGAGGAGCTACTGAAATGGTTCAAAATTTCATTTCACAATTTGGAGAGGATTATCAAGAAGCTTTTGATGCCATATTTGTAAAAGGAGTTAATCCTAAAGAATACTTTGGTACATATAATCAAGTGGTAAATTTTGCTGAGATGGATCTCTCAGAAGAATCAAACCAAATAAGAATAATGAAACAAGCATTAGCTGATCAAGGATTTGACGCTGATGATATTGATTCAGAAGTTGAAAGACTTCAAAATTATGGTGATCTTGAGAGTGTAGCTACTAAGCATCATAAAGTGTTGGTTAAAAAAGAAGCACAGAAGTTGCAACACATGGAGACAAAATCTCAACAAGAGTTACAACAAAAAGCAGCCATTAGAAATCAATACATACAAAATGTCCAAGGTGTTCTTGGAGAAAAATTAAAAGCAAAAGAGTTTGATGGTATTCCATTAAACCCAAAATTAGCAGCAGAACTACAAGACTTCTTATTAGTTGATAAATGGAAGACAGCATCTGGAGAAACACTTTCAGATTTTGACAGAACCATTTTAGATCTGAAAAGACCTGAGAATCATGCCATGAAAGTTAAAGTGGGACTGCTTCTTAAAATCTTAGAAAAAGATCCTACGTTATCAACTATACAAAAAACAGGTGTCTCTAAAAAGACAGACCAGTTATTTGGAGAAGTTGCCAGACAAGTGACTAAAGCAAAGACTTCAAGCACAGGTGGTTCAAAAGCTAATCCTAATTCGTGGTTCACTAACCTATAATAAAGTAATTTAATAACAACAAAAAGTATAACAAAATGAGTATTCAAACTATCCCAGGGTTAACTGGTTTTACTTACGCTAGAGTGGCTTCTATGGACAAGCGTGCTGTAGGTAAACTTACAGACTCTAACCACTTGGAGTCTTTTCACTCCACTGAACCAGCTGACTATGATAAAAAAATCATCAGCTTGTACACACAGAGTTCATTGTATAGCAATGATTTCTTAGACATGATTAACAAAAGCACACCTTATTACATTGATAATAATAGTGATGCTTGGAAATGGCAAATTGCTGTACCTTACAAATTTCCAAAAATCATCAACATTCCAACTAGTCTAACTGACATTCTTGAAGAATCAGGTAAGCCTGGTATCGATGGTCAAGAATTCCAATTAGTATTAGATACTAATGAGTTCTCTAAAAACGCTATCGTTTCTGTAGGTTCTCGTCAGTATGGTCCTCGTTTCTATGTAGTTAAAGATCCACTTCCTTGGAACATGGGTTACTTGTATTCATTTACATTAGTAACTGATAATCCAATGGTAGACTTCGTATCTTCTACATTCTTACAAGTTGGTATTGAATTAGAATTGGTTGATGCTGCTATTGGTGAGTTTGACCAAGACTTATTAGGATTGCCTCGTTTAGGTGAGCAAATCACTATGTTCGAATCTTTAGGTTCTGCATATGGATATGAGCACAAAATCACTGAATGGGCTGATGACAAAATGATGGTTGATGCTTCTGGTAAAGCATTAGATATTTTGGTATATGCTCCACAAAGACGTAACCAATTACCTTTAACTCGTAATGATGTTAAATGGGAGCCATTTGTTGAGTTCTGGATGCGTAAATCTATGTTGGAATTGAAAGTTAAACGTATGATCTGGGCTAAACCAGGTACAGTTAAAACTAATGGTTCTAAACAAGAATTGAAACGTACATCTGCAGGTGTATACCACAGAATGCGTAACAATGGAAACTTGGTACAATATAACAGAGGTGAATTCTCTGCTAACTTGATTCGTTCAGTATTTGGAGATTTATTCTACAGACGTGTGGACGTTAAAGATAGACGAGTTAAAATGTACACTAACGAAGCTGGATTCGATGTATTCCAACAAGCTTTGAAAACTGATGCATTAAACTCAGGATTAACTTTCATGGCAGATTCTGGAAACAGATACATGCAAGGAGAAGGACAACACATCACTTACAACTTTGCATTTGATGCAATGGTAACTCGTGAGACAGGTCGTGTTGAATTGATTCACTTGAAAGAATTAGATTTACCACAATCTAACTTAGAGTTTGGACAAAACAAAAAATCTACTCCAGTATTTATGGTGTTTGATGTTTCTCCAATGTCTGATGGTTCAATGGTAAACAACATTCGTGAAGTACGTATGAAAGGTGCGCCTTCTATGACTTGGGGTTATATTGATGGAACTCGTCACCACTTAGGTTTTGCTAAATCTCAAGGTATGAGCTCTGCTAACAAATTCCCAGGATATGAAATTTGGATGAAAGATCGTTGCGATGTATTCATTGAAGATTTATCAAGAACTGTGTTGATCGAAGAAATCCCACAATTCTAATAAAATAACAGTACTTACTACGCTACCCATTAGAACAGCGTCCCAGAGTAAGTCGTAAATCGAAAAGAATTCCCCCCTTCCCCCACTCTCTCCCACCTTGGGGGGAAGACTTTTCAAACAGAATGATGGACATGTTTAATATGTGTTGCATCTCTCTTCGATGGGGCATTCTGGCAAAGTATAAACCAAAACTTAATTAAACTACATTATGGGTAAGATAGGCAAAATCTCTACATTAAAAAAAGAGTATAACAATTCTCAATTGCAAACAATGCAAGGTGGTCTAGCACAAAAAGGTATGACTCGTGTTCCTGGAACAGGAGTATTTAAATATCCTTATAAAGAACTAGATGGTCAGTATAGAACAGGACTAGATGCAAGTGCTGCATACATTAGAAGAATTAGTGATTCGACAGAACGTGAGTTAGAAATCGAACGTGTTACAAAACTACGTGAAAAGTTAGAATATGCATTAGGTGATATTGATCTTGGTCCTCGTTCTAAATTTTGGAACTATGGATTATCATTATCAACAGATGACCAAACTCACGTACAAGCAGTAAAACTGTTAGATGGTGATAACTTTTTTGATCTTTCTATTCCTTTTCAAGAGTTAGCTTTTTCATGGTTGCGAGTACATCCAACTATTGCAGGAAGTTATCAAGCTTGGGAAAGAGGTGAATATCCTGCAGACACACAATTTTATGTTGTTGACGAGGAAATTGAAAGTGGTGTAATCTTCAAGAAAAAACAATTGATCAATAAAGCTATTGTGAAATTTGATTCTATGACTCCTGAGAAGAAACGTAAAGTTGGAAGACTTTTAGGACTTCCAGTTACAGAAGATACAAAAGAGGAAGTTGTTTACAATCAAGTAGATAACATGCTTAAACAATCAGAATTCAAGTCTGGTGCTTTCCAAGGATTAAATCCTGTAGAAGTGTTCAACAGATTTGCAGATATGAAGGAAAACTTACTCCATATTAAAGATTTAGTTAAACAAGCTGTTGCTCATTCAGTTTATAGAATTAAACCAAATGGTAAAGTCTATGAAGGAGAATTTGAAATTGCAAAAGATGAGGAAGATTTAATTAAATTCCTTGCTGATGATGATAATCAAGATGAGCTACTTACTCTTGAAGGAAAATTAAAAAGTAAAAAACTAGCTGCTATTTAGTGGCTAGTTTTTAAAAATATAAAAGCATATGATACCAGTAGATAGTTTATTATACAAGATTGACCAAAGATTGAATAAGCTATCAACTAATGAGCACCAACAGATTCAACTTGAAGATAAAATCTTAGCTCTGAATGAGGCTCAGATCAAGTTGATAAAACAAAAGGTTGATAACATTAGTACTGTAAGTCAAATGGGTTTAGACTCATTTAAAAAACGTTACGAAGACCTACAAAGTTTAGTGGTAGATTATAATCATCAACCATTAGAGCTTGTAGAATCAGATAAAGAAATACATCAGTGGAAAGCTAACATACATCAATTAGAACCACAATATATGTTCTATGTAGATTCATATGTGTTAGCTGATAAAGGAAGATGTAAAGACAGAAAGATCTGGATTAACAGAGATCTTGCAAAACATGGCGATCTTCAGTTTATTATGAACAATGATCATTACAAACCAAGTTTTGAATATCAAGAAACATTTAATCTTTTATCCTCTGATGATATAAGTGTATTTACAGATGGGACGTTCACTCCTAATACTATAAATATAATGTACATGAGATATCCAGTGTACATAAACAAAACAGGATTTATCATGTTTGATGGACAACCATCATTTGATCAAGACTGTGAACTTGAAATGTACCTAGAAGATGAATTGTTAGATTTGACAGTTGAGAACCTAGCAATGTATACAGAGAATCAAAGTGCAGTTCAAAATGCACAATATAGAATACAAACAAACGAGTAAATTTTTAACTTAATAAATAAATAAAATGGCAGATTTTTCTTTAACTACGCTCTTTGTAGTTCCTGTTGGCGAGACTATCGCTAATAGTGGTTCTACACAAGACCTATCAGCTGGTAAAGTTGGTTTCTTTAGAAGTGACTATACAGTTGCTACTGCAGCCAACATTGCTGCTTCGCCTTATTTCTATGTAGCTCAAGGTAGAACAAACACCTACTTGCAGGGAACTAAGCGTTCTGACAAAATCAAAGGATGTGCAACAGCAAATTGTACTTCTAATGTAACTGAATGGTACAAAGTATCAGGATGTCCTACTCCTATCACTCAAATTACTGACGTTGATGGATGGAATGTAAAATGTGGTGATGTTGTAACTTTGACGTTACGTGCTCACTCTTCTTACTTGGATACATTGTATTTCAATGGATTCACTCGTTCAGTGACTGTTCAAGCTCCATGTTGTGATTGTGGTGGTGATCCTTGTGACACTGTTGACGTTCCAGCATTGATTGACCAATTCATCTTGAAATTGGAACAACAAGCTCCTGGTATCAACCCTGATAACATTAGCTTTAACAACTTCTATCAATTCCAAAGAATTGGTAATGATGCTTCTGCAATCTTACGTATTACAGGAAAACCATTAACTCAATATGGACAACCATGTGATGTTGCTGCTTTCCCTTACGAATATGACAGAATGTGGTTCAGAACTTTTGTATACAGTGGTCCTGCAACTACAGCTGACTTTATTGTAGCTGATAATTGTAACATTGTAGCTAACGCTGAAGTAGTACAACGTGCTAACTACGCAACTGGTACATCTGCAGAAATTATTCAATTAGAGAAAAACTTCTACAGCTACCAAGCAGGTTACTTGAAACACTTATACAGAATGGCTGGTTACAATGGTAACTTTGAGTCTTGGGTTTCTGATGGTACAACTTATGATACTTTCTACATCAAATTTAATGAGTACAATAAATCTGAGTACCAATGGGGTGATTACATCATGGAAGATTCTACAGTAATCATTGCAGTTGAAGAAGGTTCTACAGAAGCAACTGCTGTACAAACTATCTTAGTAGCTGCTCTTGGAGCTGTTGTTGACAACAATCCAGTATGTCTTACTACTACATCTACTACAACTACTGTATGGCCTAGTACTAGTACTACATCTACATTGATTCCTTAAGAATTAAATTAATAAATAACCTATGCCAGAGGGTGAGAGGAGTTCTCAAGTCCTCTGGCATATTTATTATATAACAACATGCCAACATTAAATTTAGATATACTTGTAGTTCCTACGTATAACACATTAACTCTTGGGGTGATAGATGCGTCTACATATCCTACAGATCCTCCTGTTGTCACATCTCCAACAATTGAAATAAATATTCCTGGATTTGATACTGCAATTCTTGCGTTTGATGTAAATAATTTTAATATCTTTACATCATCAGATTTAGGTATTACAGCAATAGGTGTAAACCAACCTCTTCCTGATGGGGTATATCATTTAAAATATTCTGTAGCTCCAGCATACGAAAACTTTGTAGAGAAAACAATTATTCGTGTTGACAGACTACAAGAAAGATTTGATGAAGCATTCATGAAACTTGAAATGATGGAGTGCGACAGAGCAATTAGAACACAATCAAAAGTGGAATTAAGCTCAATCTATTTCTTCATACAAGGAGCAATTGCAGCAGCAAACAACTGTGCAATTGTCGAAGCAAACAAACTATATAATCAGGCATCTACAATGTTAACTAACTTTAACAGAAACAATTGTGGTTGTTCTGGAAATAATTATGCGATAAACTTTTATTAATATGGCTGCTTGTAGAAACTGTGGGACTAGTGTGGGCTGTGGATGTCAACTAAAGAATGGATTATGTGGAAAATGCCAAAGTGCTGCCAATAATCCTCAACCTAAAAAATAATAATTATGTTATCACCTAGACTAACCAATTGTCCAGAGTGTGCAAACATTCCTTCTCTGATTGCAGAGATTGATTGTAAAATTGCAGATATGGCTAATAGCTTATACAACAATGTTGTATTTATGCTTAACCAATCTTTTGCAGGGAGTGTTATGTTTGATCTTTTAAATTATAAAAGAATCCTCACATACAAATACCATAATCCAGATTATGCTAGTCAATATTCTGTGAATATGATTGCTAGTAAAATTAAACTTTTAAAATTCAAATAAGATGTCTTGTACAAATTGCTTTAATGGGTGTACTGAAACTAATTCAGATCAATGTATTAGATATACAGGAGAAGATGTTCCTGCATTAGGCATTAGTCATGGCGACAGTCTTTTGGCTGTAGAGAATGCAATTACCACTTTTCTTGTTCCTGTATTAACAGGAAATGGAATTAGACCTATAATTGATGAGAGTATTATTTGTAATGTAGTTAAAAAATTTCTTCCACCATGTACACAATGTACAGGATTTACATTGAATGAAGTTTTAACAGCAATTATTAAAGCAGCATGTTCTTTGCAAGAACAAATAGATGATCTTGTTACAGAATTTGGAATATTAAATGCTGATTATGATGTAGACTGTCTTGATGGTGTTACAGCATCATCTGGTACACACAATATTCTTCAAGCTGCAATTGATAAAATTTGTGAGTTAGAAGTTAACCTTGGGGCATTAGCTCTTGATCTTGCTACAAACTATTATACTAAAACACAGGTTGATGCAGTTGTCGCAAATTACGTCCCACCTGGTTCAAATTTAGTTAAGAATAAAATGATTCCCTATGTGGCTCTTCCATTCTTCTCTACAGACTTATCAATGTTTGATCCTACTGGTGCAGGCATAGGTGATTGGATTGATATTTATTTATGTGTTGGATCTAGTAGTAATTCACAAGTACCAGATATACGAGGAAGAGTTCTTGTTGGAGTTACAACAAATGTTCCAGGAGGACCAATGGATCCAGCTGTTGTTCCTAATATGGGAATAGGAGGATTTAATCCTGCGTATACAATAAATACTATATATGGGAATAACAGTATAACACTTGGTGTTACACAAATGCCTACGCATACACATATTATAGATGTAATAAATCCTCCACATAGTCATTTTGTAGCTGCAGCACAAGGAGGGACATTATCATATCCTGCAAATGCTATCAATCCTATAACATCATATAGAGATTATAGTGATACAGGGAGTTATAGATTTTCATCATCTTCTCTTCCAGCAACAGTAGGACCAACATCAGCTACTGCTACTGCAGTCACTGCAACTGCTCGAGATACAGGAAATGGGCTTCCTCACTCAAATATACAACCTGTAATTGCTTGTAATTATATAATCTACATACCTTAATTTTATTAATATGTCTTGCACAAATTGTTATAATGGTTGCGCTGAGATTGTTTCTGATCAATGCGTTAAATATACAGGGGTCGATGTACCTCTATTAGGTATTCAACATGGTGACACTCTTGCCACTGTTGAGAATGCAATAATTTCATTTGTTACACCTTTTCTTGATGGATCAGGTATAAAACCTATTATTGATCCAGATATAATATGTGATGTTGTTAGGCAATATATTCCTACATGTGTAGAATGTAATGGCTTTAACTTAAATGATATACTAACAGCAATTATCAAAGCTGTATGTGATTTACAAATTCAAATCAATGATGTTGTTGCAGATGTTGCAACAATTGAAGCTGATTACGAAGTTGGTTGTATAGAAGAAGTTAGTGCTAGTGCTGGAACACATGATATACTGCAAGCTGTTATAAATACACTTTGCCAAGTACAAGTTGATCTTGCTACATTATCTTTAGATGTTTCTACAAATTATATTAGAATTGATCAAATCAATAACTATATTGCTGCGTATCTTAATGCTAGTGTAAGCGATTTAGTAAATGCAAAAATGATACCATTTGTAGCATTAGAGTTCTATGGTGATTTAATTGGTAAGTTTGATGCTACTGGTGCAGGTATTGGAATATGGAAAGATGTTAATTTATGCAATGGAAACAATAACACTCCTGATAAACGAGGTAGAGTTGCTGTTTGTGCAATAACAGATATGGGTGGTGGAACATTAGATCCACAAGTAGATCCTGCAGTAAATCCATTATTCAATCCTAATTATGTAATAAATGATAATAGTCATGGTGTTAATTTTATAACACTTAATGAATTTCAATTACCTAGTCATGTACATGCTAATACTGTTTTTACAGACTGGAGTCAAACACCACATGGTCATGGTTTAGCAGGAGGTGTGGTTACGTTTAATGGACCTTATGGATTAAATTATGCTCGCGCTATTCCTAGTAACTTTCAATTTGATGGAAAATATAATACAGATACTGGATATGCTAATTTAACAATAACTACATACATCAACAATGCTTACACAGGTGGTAATCTACCTCATTCAAATATCCAACCAGTTTATCCTTGTTATTATATAATGTATATACCAACTTAATTATGTGGCCATATTTACCTCAAAACCCATGTGGGTGTGACTCTTGTGAGAGTTCTAATGAATCAACAACAGATGTTGGATCAGATAATGTAAGATACGTAGGACCTCCTTTGGTTTGTACAGGGATTGAACCTTGTGATACTCTTACTATTGCTCTTCAGAAAATTGATGAAGTGGTTTGTGATATACTTGATACACTAGCTATATGTTGTACACCTGTAACTACAACTACTACTTCTACAACAATTTGTCCTTGTACTACATATGGATATGTTGGACCAAGATTTGATCCTGGTACAATTACATATGTGGAATGTAATACATTAGAACCAATTACAGACACTGCATCTAGCACTGTACAATTTGTTTGTGTTGACAACAACTATCCAATTATAGAAATTGGTTCAATTAATGTTATAGATACACAAGATTGTTGTTCAAATATTACAACAACCACTACAACTGCTGTTCCAGTAAATCCATTTTGTTATGAAGTTACAGCTGTAAATAGATGTACTGTTTATTGGACTGATGCAAATGGTGATCCTCAATCACAAAACCTTACAGATGGTACAATAAACATTTGTGCTGATGAAGATTCTATTGCAAGTTCTTGTGGAGCAGGTGGAGGTATTTCTATAACTGGAGGAACTGTTGCTTGTACAAATGATACAATGTGTCAACCAACTACAACAACCACTACTACAATAGCTTGTAACTGTATTACATTTACTAATACAGATGGTTCTATAATAGACCATACTATTGGATATAATGATTGTATTGGAGAAGTTGTTGAAACTACAATTTCTGCATCTGAGATATTACAATTTTGTGGAAGTGATGGTATAGCAGACAGTGAGTTAGTAATAGTAACAACTGGAGGAGCTTGTATTGCTGAAGTGTGTCCAACAACGACAACTACTACCACAGCAACTCCATTAGGGTGCGCATCTTACATATTACAAACTATAGGTGTTGGCGAAGGTGCTTGGGAAGGATTTGCTTGTAATACAGGAGTCACTGTAGGTGGAATTATTCCATATCCTGGAACAGTTGATACTGGATGTATTACAGAAGGTTCATTATTACTTAGTACAAATATAATAGTTGCTTCTGATGCACCTTGTGAAGAAGTTAGTTGTGAAGCATTTGAGATACAAGGACTTTTTCCTGTAGGATCTTGGGATGCAATTGATTGTTTAGGTAATCCAGTTGGTGAGATTGCCCCTAGTGGTGTTACTGTTCCTACAGGATGTATTATTCCTAATACATTACTTTTAGATAATGCATATATAAAAGATTATCTTGGACCATGTGATTCAACAACAACTACTTCATCTACAACATCTACTACAACAACGCGTGTTCCCACATATTTTAAATATTTTTTAACTAACGCCTATATTTCAGCAGCATTAGCATGTGCTGAAACAACTTTCCCAATAACTGTATATTCAGATGATGCTATTCTTAATTTAGGATCTACTTTGTATACAGACATGGCATTAACTATCCCTTTCCCAGGAGGTACAAGATGGTATCAAGAATCTGGAAGTGGTATTTCTTTTGCTATTCTTAATAGTGGAGTTATTGCTGGTGACTTTACTTGTTAATATTTTAAAGCTAAACTTATGAGTATTCTCAATTGTATAAATACTGATTCTTGTTCAACACAAATTACTAAATCTGATTTAGTAACATACATTGGACTAGATTTATTATGTACAAATATCCAAACATCAGAAGATCTCACTACAGCTCTTGTGAAAATAGATGAAAGTCTTTGTAGTATAATAGATACATTAAGTATTTGTTGTACTACAACTACAACATCTACTAGTTCTACAACTACTACAACTTCATCGTCAACTACTACTACAACTACAGCACCTCCAACGACAACCACTACTACCACAGCTGCCAACTATTTAGAACCTTGTACTGTATTAATTAATTATGGTGAAAATGTTTATGGATATAATGCAGACTTTAATACAACTATTTTCTTAGGAAGTTATGCTCCAGGAGGAAATGATATTGCAAACACTGCAACAAAAATGTGGTTGTATACTTCAACTCTTATATATGAGTATAATATTACACTATCTCCTTGGACAGCTGTTCTTAATAGAACAATTAGTTTGCCACCAGGAGTTGTGTTAGGACAGGGACTATCTGCAATATCAAACACTTTATTATTTGCTTCAAATACATATCCAGGAGGAGTAACTCCAGAAAAGATAATAAGATTAGATATAACAGGTTCAACAGCTGTTGCAACAGATATTGTATCCTTGCTTCCTGCAGGAACAGCAGTGTCTGGTGACATTTTATATAGTGCACCAAACTTAATGGTTACTACTAAAAATGGTCCAATTGATCAGTTGCGTCAATATAATTTGTTCAGTGGTAACTTAGATATTACAGTGAGTCTTCCATCCTTTAGTTTATCTGTTGGTTTATTTGAAAACGCTGGAAATCTGTACATATTTACAGGAGGAGGATTAATTCGTGAAGTTAATTTAACTTATCCATATACAGTAACCACAGTTGATAATGCATTTCAGTTTATCTCAGGAGCTTCACAACAACCAAGTTGTGTAGATGTTTCTTTACAAACTACAACTACTACTACATCAACAAGTACAACAAGTACCACCACAACTACAACTACTACAGAATATTTACCAACAGTATTGATTTGTGGAAATCGTTGGACAACTAGAAATTTGGATGTAACTACATATAGAAATGGTGATCCTATCCCACAAGTTACTGATCCTGTTGCTTGGGCTGCACTCACAACAGGTGCATGGTGTTATTATAATAATGATCCAGCCACTGGAGTTATTTATGGTAAATTATATAATTGGTATGCTGTGAATGACCCTAGAGGATTAGCTCCTGTTGGATACCACATACCAAGTTATACTGAGTTTTATGATTTAACAGATGAATGTCTAGGTGGATCAATAGTTGCAGGAGGTAAATTAAAAGAAATTGGAACAACTCATTGGGCAAGTCCTAATGTAGGAGCAACTAATGAAGTTGGTTTTACAGCACTTCCAGGTGGTAGTCGTTTTCCAGCTGGAGGATTTACTGAAATTACCCTATATGGACTATTCTGGACAAGCACATTAGCAACTCCTCCATTTTCTTATTATTTTCTATTCAGTTACGCTAATACTGGTGTTTCTTATGGGGCAGGTGGAGGATTTGCTCATGGAATGTCTGTTCGATTAGTAAAAGATTAATTTAAACCAATAATAATATGACAGTATTAATAACATTAACAACAGCAGGATCTGACTCAGGTCCATTCAATCTATACTCAGATGTAGATGGATTTTTATCAGCATTTGAAACAGGGGTTGCTAAAGTAGATTTATTAGCAGGATATTCTTCATCATTAGTTCCTGATCCAACAACAATCATTAGAGTTATGTCTAGTAATTTTTTGTGTACCAATTACATTGATTTAGAATTATATCCTGTAACTACTACAACCACTACAACATTACCATTAGAATTTTTATTAAGTTACGAATGTGATGGTGAAACAGTGCTTATTCTTACAATAGATGGAATTACTGGTGGTTTACCAGATTACTATCCAGCAAATTCATACTTCTATGATGAAGCTTCTGCTCTTGCAAATACAAGCTGGACACTATTTCCAAGTGAATTATTTTCTTATGCTGTTGCAGAACCTAATAATACGTTTTGGGTAGCAATCATAGATTCAGCAGGAAACATTGCTGTTAATAGTATAACTACTGATTGTACTACAACAACTACTACAACCACATTAGCCCCTCTTGATTTTGTATTAACATCTAGTTGTGCTGGAATAGATATAACACTTAGCATGAGTTCTTACACTGGAGGAACAGGACCTTATGAATCAGGAACTAATTATTTTACAAGTGAGGCAGCTGCATTAGCTAATACGTCTTGGGTTGGACCACCATCAGGATCCTTTGCAATAGGAATAGGATCTACACCAGGAACGTATTGGATGGTTATTAGAGATTCATTAGGAACTCTGAAAGCTAAAAGTATATATGTAGATTGTACAGCATAAGAAATACAAAAAGTCTTGTTTTGTTGGTTTTACAAGACTTCTCCTCAAGGTTTTCCTTGGGGAGTTTTTGTTTAATAACTTTTTTAATTATAAAGAATTTCTTGCATAATTAAAAATATTTGCATATTATAAAAACTATTTTTTATCTTTACCATATTTTTAATTAAATTAGAACGTATATGCTTGACAATCAACAATTACTGAATCAGTTGAAGGATATGCTTCGCTGGAAAAAAAGCAAGAGTTACTATGCAAAGTCTTTAGGAATTTCTGTATTTGAAGTAGATCAACTTCTTCAACAACTAAGTACTAAAGCAAAACCTCAAACAATCTCAACTAAGACAATTAAAGTTGATGCTGAGAAGGGAACATTAGAAAGCACAGTGGTTTGCGACTATGAACCAAAGAACGATAAACAGCTTGCAAGCTTACATAAGATAGATTTAAACAATTATGTAATTACAAACTACTGGTCAAAGCTTTTACCAAATGGTAAGTTTACATCTTCAGTTTTTTCTAAACGCAAAGGACCAAAAGATTACAACCCTGAAGACTTTTCAAAGTTTTTAGAAAACTACAAACCAAAAACAATTACAGTTTCTCCTGTTGATCATAGTAAAGAAAAAGATCATGTTGATATTGAAATATCAATCTCTGATTATCACTTAGCTAAGAGACATATTGATGACGATAATAATCCTGTTGAAAGGGCTTATAGATACTTCAACGTGGCTCAATCTTTGATTAAAAAAGTTGTATCTGTATACAATGTAAACACTCTAGTGTTTCCTATCTCGAACGATTTTTTCCATACAGATAATTATCAAAACCAAACTACACAAGGAACTCCACAAGACACTATATTAGATTATAGTTCTGAATATGAGTTAGGATTCTCAATACTTGTAGATACAATAAACATGTTAAGGTTTTATTCAAGTGAGGTGCACGTAATCCTTGTTCAAGGAAACCATGATAGAACTAAATCTTTCTACCTAGCACATGCACTAGAAGTACATTTCAAACGCAACCTTGATGTTAAGTTTGACAGAGAACATAGTGTTGTAAAAGGTAAGACATTAGGAAATACATTTATTGGATGGCATCATGGTAATTGTAAGTTGGAGGATCTTCCACTATTATTTGCAACACATCCTAAATATAGTCAAGCATTTGGTAATGCTAAATATAGAGAGGTTCACACAGGAGACAAACATCACTACATGGCTAAAGAAGTCAAAGGAGTGAGAATACAACAAATGCCTAGCCTATCAGGAATTGATAGATGGCACTTAGATAATAACTTTGTACATTCAGTAAGAGCTGCTCTAGCATTAGTATATGACATAGAGCTTGGTAAAGTTGCTGAATTTGAAACTAGAATATAATTATGGCAACATTAAGAAAATTAGTCAGTGATGTTAGAAGTATGCACAAGATACTTTCTACAGATGCACTTATTACAGATAGAGCTATTGCTTCTGAAATCAGAAACAACTCTTTATTGCTTATCAAAAGAGAAACCAATCTTAGAAAACTTTGGGCAACTGATACATTGTTCACTACGATTCCTTGTTTAGAGATGTGCCAAGTGCCAATCTCTGAATGCTGTGACTTTGTAGATGAATGCACAATTGCAAGAAGTAAACATAAAATTCCACGTATATCAGAAGGTAATTACCAATATGTAATACAAGGAGTTTATTCTATTAATGCATTGAGTGGTCAAGGAAAGAAGTTAAAAGAAATTTCTGTTAATAGATATATAAATCTATTAAAACTTCCTGTTATAAAGAATCAAGAATACTTCTGGATATCTAATGGATATCTGTATGTAAACAATCCAAACTTACAAGCCATTCGATTTGTAGCATTATTTGAAGAAGATGTAGACAATGAGATCTTATATCCAGAATGTGGATGTGGAAAAGAATATTCTGAAGAAGAATATTGTATTAATCCATTAGATAAAAAGTTTGCTTGTCCAGGATATTTAGAACAACAAGTGTTACAATTAACTTCGCAGAAGTTATTATCTACATACTTCAGTATCAAAACAGATATAACACAAGATGGTGTAGATGGACAAGCCCCAAATTCAAAGCCAACTAGTTAATGAGAACAAAGGTTGATTGGAGAAGTTCGAGTAAAGATAACTACAGGGAGTTTTGTAAAAAGTATCCCAATATATTGTTATCTTTTGATGAATGGAGAAGTGTCATTTATACATTCAACGAAGCATTCAAACAATATATATTAGAAACTGGAGAGAAGATTAAACTTCCTTTTGGTTTTGGAGAGTTCTCAATAAAGAAAAAGAAGAGAAGAAAGATGAAAGGTGTTGATGGAAAGGAATATATTAATCTTCCCATTGACTGGCAGAAAACTAGAGAGAAAGGAAAAGTTATTTATAACTTTAATTATCACACAGAAGGATTCTTTTTTGGATGGCACTGGTTCAAACAAAATGCTAGATTCAAACATTCTGATCTTTGGTACTTTAAACCTTCTAGAACAACATCAAGATTACTATCTCACTACATAAAGGCTGATGATAAATATCAGCACATATATAGAGAGTGGATAACATAAACATTTATAAAAATGAGTTACTATTACAAATATAATTTTGTTAGCCCAGAGCCAGTCTATGCACTTGTAAAAGAAGAATTAAAATCTTACTTTGATACAGGAGCTGTAGACGATTTGTTATTTCCAACCTACTTAGATAAATGTCTAAAGAAACTTGGACAATCTAGTTATGTAATAGCTCAACAACTTCTACATATAGGGGACTTTGAAGCTAGACTTCCTGATAACTTTCATGCTGTTAGAGAAGCTTGGTTGTGTACATCTATTCCTGGATATCCATATCAGACAGCTAACTCATTTTACTCACAAGCTGCTTCAGAGACAACAATACAAATAAGTCCTGTTACATCTAATGGACAACCTTGCACTAACTTAGAATGCACTACAGGATGTCCTACGTGTATGCCAACATTAGTTCAAGCTGTATATAAAACAAATCAGCAAGTTGCTGTTGAATATCATAGACAATACTTATTGAAACCAGGAAACATTTCTGTTAGAGCAAACTGTTCTTTAGATTGTGCAAACTTTGGTTCATCAGCTGCTGACTCATTTGACATCAGAGATAATAAGTTTGTCACTAACTTCAGAAATGGAGTGGTACACTTAGTATTCTACTCTACAGAATATGATAATGCAGGAAATCAAATGATGCCTGACAACTATCGTATCAGAGAGTTTATAGAAGCATTCATTAAATATAAAGTGTTCGAAACACTTGCAAACCAAACTAACGACGAAACCTTTAACCAACTTCAACAAAAACTTGTTTATTACAAACAACTTCATGACGAGGCTTTCATTATGGCAAACATCGAAATCAAAAAACAAGATGCTTACACTAAACAAAGACGAATCATAAAAGATTTAAACAGGTTTAATATGTACGAGTTACCAAATCGTACTAATAGATATGGTAGAAGACGTAATAATTAATACTCATGGCAGACGATAAACTTGAAAAAATTAAGAAACTACTCAGTGGTGACCAAAGTGATGTTAACCAAGAGTATAATGTAGCATCTATAGGAATGAACTTGGATAACACTGTTAGTCAAGTTCCTAAAGGAATGCTTACTTATGCATTGAATGCTTCTCTTGAGAACTTTGATGCTAACTCTGTAAACTATCAGAATGAACCAGGAAATGAACCATGCTTTAATAACAATGCTGAGTTTTTTCCTGCTAATTACATATTGATTGGTACACATCTTATTCAAGAAAAAAATAAACATATATTCTTTCTTACTAATCCTTCAACAGGTGAGTCAGAGATTGGATACATGGACAATAATGATTGTAACTATCATGTGTTTATTAGTGCACCTTGTCTTAATTTTGACATTGATTATCCTATACACAAAATTGTACACAAGATAACTAACTGTAGTACAGAGATATATTGGACAGATGGATTCAATCCTAGAAGATATTTGGATCTTGACCCTCTTAAAATTCCATATACATTAGCACAAAGTTCTACTTTTTGTGATCCTAATTATACAAGCCAAATAGATTGTAATCAATTAAAATTACAACCTAACTTTTCTATTCCTGAATTAACTATTGTAGATGTTATAACAGGGGGGGACCTAACTGCAGGTACAGTGCAGTTTGCAATTCAATATTGTGATGCATCAAGTAATCCTTACACATCATATTATTCAGTTACAAATCCTACACCTATTGCAAATGCTCGTGTTACAGATGTTAACTTTAACTATCCTGTTGGAAAATCAGTTGTAGTTGGAATTAATAATCTTGATGCTACAGGACAGTTTCAATATTTCAACTTAGCTGTAATTAAAACAATAAATGCTATTTCATCAGTAGAACTAATAGGTACATACTTCATTGATAATGTAATAATGAGCATTACATATAGTGGTCAAAATAAAACAAACATTAGACTTTCTACAGCTGATATTTTTGAAAAGTTTCCTCATTACGAAATAGCACAAGATCTTACATCTGTACAAGATATTCTTGTATGGGATAATCTTACATCTATTGATAGAATCAACTATCAATCTATTGCAAGTAAAATCACTCTTGGGTGGGAAACATATAGAATCCCTTCTGATGAAAACTATGCAGATGAATTAAATGCTACAAACTTACGTGGTTATCTACGTGATGAAGTGTATGCATTTGAAATCGTGTTCTTACTAAAGAATGGAAAGCAAACAGATGGTTTTCATATTCCTGGAAGACAAAGAAATAATAATGAGTCTTATCCAGATGTACCTGACACAAGTCCTGATTTTATAGGAACTCCTGAATACATTGATCCTCTTACAGGAGTTGGATATAGTCCTTATTGGAAAATATATAATACAGGTAGAGTAGTTGGAACTGGTGGAGGATTACCTATTGGAAATGCAACACCATATGAATATGGTGATTTTGCATATTGGGAATCAAAAGAAAAATACCCATGTAACGATGCTTTATGGGAAGATCTTGCAGATCAACCTATTAGACATCACAAGTTTCCTGATGTTCTTGTTAGTCCTATATTTGAAAGTGCTACACCAGTAATTGTTGCTGATAAATATACAGTGAAAATGCAAACATCAGATGCTGTATTTCCTATTGGTGTAAAAATTAATATTAGTCAAGTTACACAATTAATTCAACAATCAAATTTAACAGAAGATCAAAAAGCTGACATTGCTGGATTTAAAATTATAAGAGGAGACAGAGGAACAAATAAATCAATTGTTGCTAAAGGTATTCTTAGAAATCTTAATTTATACGAAAGAGAAAAACAAACTTTTTATTTTCCTAATTACCCATATAATGATCTTAGTGAAGATCCTTTCTTACTTACAGCTAATAATGCATATTCACAGTTAGCTGGACCTTGGGTAGTTATGTGTACAGAAATTGATCCTCTTACAGAGCCAGGTGGTTCATTATATAATCCTGCTGATCCTGATCCTAGACCATATGGAACTTATGAATATGTAGATCCTAATACAAATAAAACTTTTACAGAGAGAATGTATTTGAACGAGATAAAAGAATTTTGTTCAAATAGTAGACCTTTTTTTGTTACAGGTAAAGCATATATAGGTCCTGGAAATTATGATGTATATAAATTTAGAAGTAGAGGATGTAGAGGTTTTCACGTATTATGGTCAAGTCCTTATACAATTGATAATACAGCCTTGTATCCACAATCTCCATGGTTAAAAGGATGGAGTGCTTTCGAGATAGATCTTGAAACTGTACTTACAGTTGGTATTTTAACACAATTATTTTTTTGGAGTGGTTTACCACTTGGAGCTGTTTTCATTGCAGGATCAGTATTGCTAAATGGTAGAACATTACTTGCTGTTGTTGATGTAAATGGAAGTGTTGGAGATGATTGTAGTAATGGTTTTTGGGATGGAGCTTGTAAGTGTAGTGCAGCAAGAGAATATATACCAGCTATTGGTGAAGCTGAAGAAGGAGTTATTGATTTTACTCGTTCTAGAAGATCTAGTGTTAAGTGTGGTGAAACAACTCAACTTCCTGCTATAACAACTGATGCATCAAAATACAGACATGTGTTTAATTCTCCTGAGACATCTTTTGGACAACCTTTCTTAGGCAATGTTCTTAAGTTGGAGAATGTTATGTATGGAGCAGGTACTGGACATTTTGTTGCAGTTAATAAGAATGCTAAGTATAAACTTCTTTCTAAAGAAGCTCAGGAAGATGCATTAGCTAGTTCTGATAATATAGCAAGAATCACTAATCCTTTTGATTTTACTGCAATGTTTACAGCATATCAGGCATATTTGACTATTTATGTAAATGGTATTACAAGAAAGAACTATGCGTATTCTTTCAATTCAATTGCTAGTTATGATTATTTTGGAGATATTGAAAATAATCCAGCATTAGCAATTAAACAACGTAACATTGATATTACACAATATCTTATTCCAGGAGTACAATCTGTAGGAGATAATCATAACATTAATAATTTTAATAGAGAATCTTCTGTATTTATAAAAACTATAGAAGATAGAAATAATAATATTACTGTTCCACCTTTATTATTTCCTAATGACATTCCAAGTATTAGCATAAATGGATCTCCTGGTATTAGCGACTATTCAAGATTTACAATTAGTAGTTCAGATGCTTGTATCACTCCTGCAGAAGAACAAGATGATGTAACAGTAGTATCTTATTATGCTTCCATGAAAAATGTATTTGATAACCAATGGGGACAAATATATTCGTATGACACAATTGATACAGGTTTTCAAAAAACAGTTCCATTTACAGGAGTATCAGCTGCTACTATATTTGGAGGTGATACATTCATTTCTAGATTTGCATTTAAAACAAAACTTCCATACTTTATTGATAATAGAGTGGGAGCTCCTGATGATTCAGAGATATTCTATGATGAGATTGGTAACATAGCCTATCCAAAGTACTGGCACTCAGCACGTTCTGTATTATCAGATTATAGTCTTCAAAATGGAACTGTAATGACAAATATAGTTTCAATTAAAGCACATAATCTTGATTGTCCTAACAATCCTGGCAACGTACCTAAAGGAAGTGAGAGTTCTTATAGAACTTATTATGATGGATATTTCTATTTATTTGCATATGGAGTTCCAAACTTCTATTGTGAAAGTTCTTATAATGTAGATTTGCGTCAAGCTTTTAATAATAGAGAAGGTGACTTCTGGCCACATGTTAGTACTAGTATTCCTGATGATTGGGTACAAGAAAGCTATGTACCAATTTCTCAAGATAATACATATTACTATAATACAACTTTTTCTAAACAGAATAAAGAGAATTATTTCACACACTTACCTCCTGATTGGACAGAACAATTGTGTTATACAAACTACCCATTCAGAGCTATATACTCAGATCCCCAAACCACAAATGCTGATAACAGAGTTAATAACTGGTTGACCTATAGAGCAACTGCAATGTTTGACTTCCCTCAGAACTATGGTAATCTTACATCTTTAGATGGTATTCAGAACAAAGCTGTATTAGCAAGATTTGAAAATAAGTCATTGTTATATAACACATTGCTTACAATTAACACAAGTAATCCACAAGCAGCATACATAGGAAACGATACATTGTTTAAACAATCCCCTCCTATTGACTTTGCTGAAACAGATCTTGGATATGTAGGAAGTCAGAATAAGTTCTTGTTGAAGATTCCACAAGGACAAATTACTGTTGATGCTAAACGTGGACAAGTGTTTCTTGTTAATAGTAATCAAGCTACAGATCTTTCTGCATTTGGCACAGGAATGAATAGATTCTTTACAGACCATTTAGCATTTGAGATTCTTAGATATTTCCCTGAAGTAAATACAGATAATCATTTCACAGGAACTGGTTTACATGGAGTGTATGATTCTAAATTTGATAGAGTTATTATTACAAAACTTGATTACATTCCTATTGATAAAGATGTAAAATACGATGCTGATAAAAGAGAGTTTTATATAGAGACAGTGCAGTATATTCCAGACGCTACATCCACTACTACAACATCTTCTACAACATCAACAACTACAGTACCTCCAACTACCACTACTACTACAAGCACCATTGTAAATTGTTGCACATTTCCTACTAATTTAGAATTACCTGGAGGTGATATTTTATTAGATGGTGTAAACTTAACATTTTCATCTACTCAACCTGCAGGTCTATCAATTTGGACATTTCCTACTATAATGCTTCCTCAATGTTTACCTCCTCAAACATTAAATACTGTAACTACAGGTGGATTTGATGGTACAGTAGATTGGGATTACACTATTAATTTTGACCAACCTGTTAACAATGTTAATATTCAAGTAATAAATTATAGTGCTAATTCTGTTTTACAAATTCAAGAAAAAATTACTTTCACTACAAATACAGATGTTCCTGAAATAATTAATTGTGATGGTTGTAATGTTATAATAGAAAGTAATTCTATTAAATGTGTTATGAACACTGGTGGTAGTGGAACATTTACTGTTAGCACAACTCTTCCATATACATCTCTTACATTAACACCAACTGTGTTAGGAGTTAATCCAGCAGGTCGTGCAGTAACTGTATTTTTAAGAATTTGTGGACTTACAATACCAACAACAACAACTACATCTACGTCTACGTCTACATCTACATCTACAACAACTACTACAGAATATTTATCTAGAGAATTTTGTGTATGGTCTACAAATACTTATGACTTTCCAACACTTACGTCAGAATTTAATCCAATAGATAACACTCTTACTGCAGTACCTATAGACAATGATTTGACAGGACTTGTATCAGTGGGCATAGCTTCGACATCTACAAAGTTTTGGAAACATGATCCAGTGGGTAGAACAATGAGAGAATGGTGGATAGGTTCTAATCCTGCTGCTCTTACATTCAATAGAGATATAACATACAATGATTTGGGACCAAATTATGTAAATGTTTCTACAATAGTAGCTGTAGATAATACAACTATTCTTACAACAATTAATCCTACAAGTCCAACATATCCATATGGTATTCCAGGAAATGTAATTTTATGGAAGTATGATATATCTGGAAATTCTGCAGGTAATGGAACTGGCATGTTTAGTATTCAAGCTAAAAATTATGCAACGTCAATGATGTTTACTACAGATAATAAATTAATTGTAAGTGCATTTAGAGTAGTTTCAAGTGTAAATGTATATTATCTAACACAATATTCATATCCTGATGGGTTACTAGAAGTGGATATTAGTTTAGCTTCAATACCATTTGATCCTTCTGCTAGTAGTTTAGCAATTTATCTAATTACATATAATAGTGAAATCTATCTAGTAAGAAGTAATGATAGTTCTTTATTCAAAATAGAAACTACTTATCCATATACAATAACAGAAGTTACAGCTGATTTAGGATATGAACAACATAGAATATTTGAATCATCTACTGGAGAATGTAATAATGTTAGTTTTGTTCCTACGTTTCCTGAATGTGGTACAGCTCTTCCAGCATTAGGAGGAAGTTTAATATATAATGGACGTACTGTAACTAACACTGCATGGAGTGGAGGTATTATTTCTTCTGCTGGTGGAGCATACTATGCACCATGTTCAGGATTATATATACCTGCAAATCTTATAGTTTTTAATGGTGCACCTTTTTCATACACATTAACTTTTAGTACTCCTATTAATAATGTAGCAATTATAATAAGTGTTTTAGATCTTGGTGATAATTTTACAATTACAACAAATGAAGAGATTCCTAGTATAGTTGACACTACTGTTTGTTATGCGCATGTTACTGGTAATCAGATAATTAGTGATCCTGCACCTGTAGGATCATTTGGTAGTGGAGAATTTATAATCACTACCCTTACTGATTTTACAGAATTGACTATACAAGGTACAAATGGTGGTAATGGTGGAGTTATTAGTTTAAGTTGTGATCCAAATCCTCCTATCACTTCTACAACAACAACTACTAGTACTACATTAGCACCAACAGGATTTAATACAATTTACACACACTTTGAAGCTATATAATAATGGAGAATAATATTGAAAATATAAAACTAAAAGTACAGGAGTTGGCCATGTCAACTCCTAATATCAATAGTGTTTCTTATGGTTATAAGTTTGTTGGAAATGAACAAACTGATGAGCTATGTATAATGTATGGTGTTGAACAAAAGAAACCTCTTTCTGAGTTATCTCCTGAAGAAATTCTACCTAGTACAATTACAGTTGGAGAACAAGTATTAAAAACAGATGTGTATGAGGTAAGTAAGGCAGAACTATTAGTATGTAATGCTTATTGTGGACAAGTGGCTGGACCAAATTCAGCTGATAATAGAGCATATACAAGACCATTAAAAGGTGGGCTATCTATTACATCAACTAATAATATAGGAACTGTAGGAACTTTAGGGTTTATAGGAGTGCATACAGAAACACAAACGTTAGTGGGTGTTACTAATAATCACGTAACTATACAAGATGCATTCTATACATCAGAACAAAATTTATTTGGTATTATTCAAAATGAATATAACCCAGTAGATGAAGTTTTTCAAAATGGTGAGGGTGTTCCTCCTTCAAATTATGCAGTTGGGCAATCATTAAGATATGTTCCTATTTCAAAAACAAATCTAAACTATGTTGATGGTGCTATATTTTCTTTAAATTCAGAGGATGTAGATATCACTTCATCTTTTCGAACTATTGGATCTGATTATACATTTCCATTACCATTTGCTACAACAGCAGAGATAGATGGATTACTTACTACTAATCCAATGTTATATAGTTCTGGAAGAACTACAGGACCAAAAGGTGGTGCAGTGTGTCCATTACGAATTTTTTCATTATTTTCATCAACAGTATTAGCTTATCAACTACAAGGAACTTCTACATATTGTTATTTTAGTGATCAGATAGTTTTTGTAAAACCTGTAACTGATCCTAATATATCAACTATATGTTCTAATCCTATATATTCTGGTGATTCAGGATCTGCGTTAATTGCTGATTTTGATGGTGTCAGAAAAATAATTGGATTGGTATTTGCTTCAGGTAGTGTAGGAGGTATAATATATTATGGATATGCAAATAGAATAGATCGTGTTGCTACAGAATTAGGTGTAGAGGCATGGGATGGATCAGCTAAAGGTTATGTGGATACTAATTCTATTACATATAAAACAACCATTAATGGTAGTTCAAATAAAACATTAACTTGTGGTGGCACTACTTATTGGCAAGTTGGACTAACTACTCTTAGTAATCCATGTTAAAAACTAATAATTTATGACTGAAGATAATTTAATACCAATAGTAACAAGAACACAGGTCTATCTTACAGATCCTGAATTCTTCTGTAATAAGTCTTGGACCATCTCGTATAATATGAATACCAATAGTTGGATTTCATTTCACAGCTATATTCCTAATTGGTATATGGGCGAGAATAACTTTTTCTATTCAGGGATTAATGGCTGTTGTGATGATTTTGATTCTAATTTTATTGCATTTGTAGGTGATACAAATAAACCTACAACCTCTACAACTACCACAATTCCAACTAGACCAAATTATACAACTACTACAAGATATGTTCCATCATGTGATTTAGTGGGTGAAGCTACAGAACTGTTTTGTGAATTGGCTGGTGAAGTTGTAATTACAGTTTCAACAACAACAACAACTACAACTTGTATACCACCTGCTGGTTTATTTACATATATTTTATATGCTGGATATCAGTATGGTAGTGGTACACCAATTGATTCTACGTTAAGTTTAAGTGATATGTGTAATGCCATGGGGATTATTAGACTTGGCAATCCATCAATTAGTGCTGTAACAATTAATGGTTATGCATTTAGTCTTGATGTTTTACAATTTGTTTATGATAATCAATTTTCTACTTGTACATTTATTCCTGATGGATATTATTATACAGAAGAAGGACTATCTGAAGGATATGGATATTATGTATCTGATGGATATATTGCTGAAATAGTAAGTTGTAATTGTGGAACTACTACTACTACAACTACAATTGCACCAACAGTAGATGAATGTTGTGGAATATTATTTAGTGGAACAGATAAAGTTTATCTTATCAATAATGATGGTAATCCTATAACAGAATTAATTGTACCAGGATATGTAAGTGGATATGGGATAGCTATGACAGCAAATAAATTTTGGTCTGTTGATACACAGTTTATTGAATGGGATATAACATTATCCCCATTTAGTGCAATCTTTAATAGGAACATTACTTTCCCTGGAGGATTTACAACATCATCAGGAATTGTAGCAATTGATGATGTAACATTAATTACAATAGACGATTCTGTTTCTCCTCAGGATGTAGTAGAAATGGATGTTACAGGACTTGCAGGAGTTGCAACTATAATGTTTAGTTTACAAACTGACAGAGTTGCAATAGGAAACATGTTATATACAACAGGGGGTAAGCTTATCATAATTAATCAGGATACAATATCTTCTGATTACTTTATTACACAATATGACTATGCTACATCAGTGATCGAAATAGATTTAAATGTTGGAACATCTTATGATCTTGTAACATTATCAGAATGTAATTGTGTTATATTTGCAGGAGATACTTCTGGAAACTTATACGCTGTAGATGAATTACTGTCAGGTGTATTAATTCCTATAGTTGGTACAGGACTTGTTCTTGAATCATCTACACAATTAGCAAGTTGTGTTCCACAATCTCTTAATAGTAATGGTAATAATATAACTACAACTACAACAACTACAGTGTTTGTTCCAAATCCATTCTGTTATACTATTAGTGTATCTGGTAATGGAACAGCTACATTTACTTGGATAGATTATTTAGGAGTGGGACAATTCCAAACATTGGCTAATGAAACAATTTACATATGTGCAGAACTTAATACTGTTAATGGAGAAACAACTGGAGAAGCTATAATTACTCTTACAGGGGGAATAACTTCTTGTACATCTGATGGAGATTGTACACCAACAACGACAACAACAACAACTATTCCTTAATGATATGTCAAAGGTTATAACAATACGATTAACAACAGCTGGAGCAGGTACTGGACCATTCACGATCACAGATCAGTTTGGTAATGTTATAGCTACAAACGTTTCGAAAAAATCATTGATGGCAGGAATTAGTTATGTAGTTGATAATGTAGTTGACATAATAACAATTGAATCTACAGGAAAATGTAAATTAAAAAAATCATTCACTCTACAATCAATTACTAGAACTGACTATGCAGCTTTAACATATACACAATCTACTAGTGCGTGTCTATGGAGACATCTTACTGACATACATACATATAACTACTACTATGGAAAAATAGAACCATACATTATTGAATACCCTTTTACATATCAATACCAAGATGAAATCTTACAGAATGTAAAAGATTACACCAAGGCATATGAATACATTCCTATTCCTGATGGTGTATTTAGTTACAATACAAAAGTTGAAACAAACGATAAATGGTTCAATAAAGCTATTCTATATAATGGACAACAAAGCTCAGGGTTATTAGAACTTGTTCCAAAACCAATGCATAACTTACAAGCATACAATTTATATCCTAAGTATAACAGTAATAGCAAAACTATTACATATACTAAGAGTGACAACTTCTATCAGTATAATACATTCTGGGCATTACAGAAGAGTTCTCAGATTCCATTATTCAATACGTCTTGTGAAAGCCTTTCAATTGATAAGGTGATTAATGAATCAAATATGGACTATGGAACCAGATCATTTAAGAAAGCTACACTTAGAGCCAAAGAACTCAAAGTGAGACACATTTTAGATGACAGTTGCACAGTACACTTAGTTAGTCAATTCATAATAACTCCTGCACAAATCTCTTACAAATAATGAAAGGAAAGGTAACATGTTCAAGTTGTGGATGGTCATGGAACAAATCTGATTCTAGTCAGAAAGACATGTATGTATGCCACGAATGTGGTAGAGACAATAGCAACAACATGAAGAATGGTGGTTGGTTAGATGGACATTCTGATACTCCTAAAGCACAAACAGGGAATAAAACATTATCGTCAGAATATATTGACATATCAAAGAAGTATGGTATTCCTCAGTTTACTGAAGAATATATTAATAAAGCTGTCGAGTTAAACAAAAAATACCCTGGCAGTAAGTTTGTTTGTGATGCTAATGGTTGTGCTGATATAGCTAGCCAAGCTGCTAGTGGTATGGGGTATGACTTTGGTAAAGCTAATGCTTGGGATTATGGAAATAGATCTGATATTCTTTTTACTAATCCTAGTTATGCAGAAGAGTTAAAAGATCCTAATGGTCCTTTACACAATCCTACTTCTTATGATGTTCCTAAAGAATTCTTAGGAATGCAGAATGTATTAATTGGACTTAATCGTAAGAACAACTTACTTAATGCAGAAGGAAAAAAAGTAGGGAATGTTCCTAATGCGCAACAGCTAGCTGCTGCTGCAAATAAAGGAGAAGCTAATGACTCTTATGATTATGCTAACCAAGATCTTTATGAAGGATCTAGAGGATATGAGCACGTTGGATACATGATGGGTAATAATAATTTACTGCATGGGACAGCTGCTAATAAAGATCATCCTGCATTCTTTGTAATAGATGATATTAGTGATGGTGTTAATTTAGCAGGGTATGGAAAGTATGAACCTGTTGAAGCAATTGCTGAACCTACAATGGTTCAAACTCTTACTAATAAACTTAAGTCATTAGGTACTAAAGCAGAAAAAGCTTTATTTGGAGAATCTGATAAAACAACTCCACCAACTTTTAAAAAGAAAAAGAATGGGGGATGGTTAGAGTCATATGCTGATGGTGGATCTATGCAAGAACACCAAGAGAATTACAATGATTATAAAGTTTCTGCTCCTGAAGGATTTAAAGGGAATGGACATTCTAACATAGGACGTAATTATTCTCCTGCATGGGGGGGACAGTTTCAAAAAGGAGGTAAACTTAAATTCTTACAACCTACAGATAAAAATTTACCTGAAGGATATAGAATACCTTATGACACTCCTAGTTCTGAAAGAGCTATGTCAATTGGTGGAGAGAATGGAGAACCAGCTTATTTGATTCCTAGCTTTAAATATGGTAAAGAACTAGATGATCCAATGGGAGAATTTAGAAAAACAGGAGAACATCTTGGTGGACCATTTAAAACTTGGCAAGAAGCAGATGAGTGGGAAAGAACTGTAAGACACCCTGCTGTTGAGAAAGGAGAAAACATAATGTTTCCTCAAGAAAAATTTGCAATGGGAGGTTCTATTCCAGGAGCTGTAGGATTTACATATGCAAGACATGGTGCTCCTAGTAAAGGACCACGTAGAAATCAAACTGATGTAACTGATGCCTCTGCACAGAATGGTATAGACATGCATAACAATCCTATGCTTGCAAGAAGAGTAGATAATCCTAATGTAAATAGAAGTTATTACGATCCTAGGTTAAACACAATGAACATAGGAACTGATTACAATACATGGAAGGATGAATACACTGGTGAACTATTAACAGGAGATGATTTAAAATACCATCAAGATAAAATGTTAGCACATGAAAACTATCATGCTATACAACACTCACAAGATAGAGATAATTATGATATAGCTCATGGTACAGAAAATGAGCAATGGGCACGAATGCAAAAGCGTCCACAGATGATGACCACTGATGCTGTTTATAATAATTTCTATAACAGAAGTGATTTTGAAGATGAACAAGATTATCAAGAGATGATAAACAGTTATCCAGAATCAAGAATCCTTAATCCAAAATTATTATTTGATAAAATTCTTGATAGACAGAGATATGATAACCCTGCAAATTTAGAAGGAGAAGCAAAGTTTTACGAAGATACAGGAGTTGATATTAGTAAACAACAATCTGAACTTTCTTTAAATCCTACAAGGTTTCAAAATGGTGGAGAGATGCGTTATTACCAACATGGACTTGATTGGAAACCTAAAGGAATGGAGAATGGTGGTTGGTTGAGTAAATATGATAAAGCACAGAATGGTTATCAAACTGGAGATAAACCTATATTAGGTGGAGGTAAATATTATACTACTGATAATAAAGTAGTAGACTGGGGAACTCCTGAATATGAAGCTGCTTATAATAGAGGAGAAGTGTTATCTGACGATGGTGTACGTTCTGAAGTAACTTTAGAAGGAGGAGTGCTTCCTGAAATTGTTTTACAAAATAATTACAAAAGAGGATTTTGGGAAAAGTATAGAGATAAAATTATAGATGAGAATAGGGATGCTGGACCATTAGGTGCTGCAGTGGGAGCACCTATATCTGCTGCATTTAGTTTACCTCAAATGGCAGTAACAAGTCTTTTTAATAATGGAAATCCTGCACGTCCTTCTGAGATAGTTGGTTTTGATAATAATGAAGGAGTATTTGATAATCCTGTTTCATTTGGCAGACATGCTTCTAATTTTTTATTAGATGCTGTAACTGATCCTGTAAACTTAATTGGAGCAGGAATACTGACTAAAGAAAACGCACTTGCTAAATTAGCAGCAAGTAAAGAATCAGGTTTATTATCTAATGCATATAAATATAATCCTTGGGCATTTAAACCTGATCCTGAAGCTTATTATCATAGGAGCCCTAATTTAGAAAACATTGTTAATAAAAAAACAGGAACTCTTCAAGGATTTGGAAATTCTGAAGCAGGTATAGAATTTAGTAAAGATGCAGGACCAGGAGGAACAGGAAATTTATTTATAACACCTAATGGTGAGGTTACAAAACTTAATTTAAAAAAACCTGCTAATTCTCAATTGTATTTTGCTAAAGGTACTCCTTTAGATTGGGGTAGAACAAATATGATATTTGATAAAAAAACTGGTAAAATGATACCAGGTCAAGGATACACTGGTCCATACATGGCTGAAGTAAAAAATGTTCCTATGGGAGCTTCAACTAAAGGTAGTGCTCCTGGTGCAGATGTAACAAATATAGGAGGTTATGCTGTTTCAAGAAGACCTGTATTATTAAATGAAGCTAAATTTTATAAAGAAGATTGGTTAAAAAGATATAAAGAAGTTCCTAAACAAGAAGAAGGAGGAGTTATTAAAGATGACATGGGACAATGGGCTCATCCAGGAGAGATAACAGAAATAGGTTCCAACAATATAACCATGCAAGGAGTTCCTTATGATGTATTAGGAATATCAGATGAAGGAGATACAAAACTAATGAAACCAGGAAAGAATTATAAGTTCAAAGGAAAGAAGGTAACTGAATATCCTATGGCTAACAATGGAATGAGGCAAGAACAAAAAGGTTTGGTTAACCTAGATCAATTAACTAACTTTACAAACTATAACAAACCACAACCAGGTGGATGGTTGAATAAATACAATTAATATGAAGGCTCAAATATTAAAAATCGCTGGTGTTAAATCTGAAAAAGAATTCTATAAAAAGTTTCCTTCAGAAGAAGCATTTATGAAAGTGCATGGTAAAGAGTTTAAGAAAGCTCAAACTTCTAATGCTGTTGAGAAAGCTCAATTTGGTAATCAATTTTCTGCCCCTAATTGGTATCAGAATAATCAACCATATGGTATATCATCAACTCCTGGTGCAGGATTCAATCCTGGGAATACAAACATTCCAGCAGGAGGAATAACTGCACCTAATGCGCAAGCCTTTGCTAATCAGTCTTTTCAAACAACAGATCCATTTGCATTAAATAATAAAGTTGGAAAACGATGGGCTACAAACAATCAACTTCCAGCAGGTGTTACAGATAGAAGTGTTCCTGAAGATATAGGATTCACTCCTCAATCTTCTGCAAAAGAAACAAATGGGATTAGTAGTGCTCTAGGAGCACTTCCAATAATAGGTGGAATAGTACAAGGAATTGATGCATTTGAAGAAGAGAAAAAAGCAGTTAAAAAAGCAAAACAAGATAAAGCCATAAGTGATGTACAAGTTAAAGCTTCTGCAACAAGAGCTGAACCTATTGAGCGTAAGTATGTAAGACCAGAAGATGCATTGACAAGTGGTAATCAAGTGTTTCCTACAATGGGTGTAGGTACAAATGTTCTTAAACGTAATGGTGGTTTTGTAGACAAGGCACAGGATGGTTTTATGGGAGAAGAGAAACCAGATTTAATTAATAAATATCCAAATGCTGCAAGACAAAAAGCAGCTATTGAAAATAGAAAATCTAATCAAGTTGCATTTGGTCCACAAGAAGCACCAGCAGGATATGTTGCTCCTAAAGAAACTGAAAGTGTAAAAGCTATATCAAAACCTAAAAGTAAAGAAGTTTGGAAGATATGGGAAGATGCAACAGGTACACCTTGGAGTGAAGCAAAGAGAAAAGGATATACAGATGGATCAGCTAAAAATAATTTAGCATTAGCTGACAGATTACTAAGAGGTGAAAAATTAACTCCTCCTGGTGGAAGTAAACCTTCTGCTAAAAAACAAGTTGGTAAGCAACAAACATTTGCTCAAGCAATGGCTAGTAAACCAAAGATGGGCAAAAAAGATTTTGGAAATATACAAGATCCAGAAGAAGGTAACTTTATAACTAGAACAGGAGAAGTGTTAGCTAATCCTTTACAGAGTTATGCTCACTATAGTAAGTATGGTGAACTTCCTGCAGAAGGGTTTTCTAAAAATAATAAGAATGCATATGATGAAGCTTTAGGATTAATCAATCCTGCATACTGGACAAACTCTGCAGCTAATGCAATTGATTATGCAACTGAAGGAGAATATGAAAGAGCAGCAATAGAGGCATTAGGAGCACTTCCAGCAGCAGGAATGTTAAAGAGTACTAAATACTTACCATACCTTAAAGGACTTCCAGAAGCAAGAAATTATCAAAGAGCAGCAAAACAAATAGGTGAAGGTGCAAAAAGATTAGGTCAAGGTGCACCTAAACAATTAGGTGCAAGAACTGTAAAACAACTTGGACCAGGAAAAATGAAACAAATAGGAAGAGGACCTCATCCTAACTTTGTTATGTATGAAGATGGAGGAGAGATTCAAAACACATATGATCCTGGAATGTTATATGATGATCTTGGGTATGAGCCACTTAATGATTCATCTATGGTAAAAGGATATAGACATGGTGGAGATGTTCCACAAGCACAGAGTGGGTGGAGCAATTGGCTAAATACAGTGAATGGTGGAGGAAGTGGATTCTCTGGTGTTGATGGTGCTTCTGGTGCTGGTAGTTCTTTGGGACAATATGGTCAAATTGGTGGCAATTTAGCAAATGCTGTAACAGGTAACAATGCAGGTGGGGCTATTGGTGGATCTGTAGGTGGAGCTGTTGGTAGTATATTTGGACCAGCTGGTTCAGCTATTGGACAAACAGCAGGAGCATTAATTGGTGGATTCGCTGACCAAAATCCAAAAGAGATAAAAAGATTACAAAAAGAAACAGAAAGAAATCAACAACGCATAATGCTTAATCAAAAACTTCCTGCTATACAAGCAGGTTATGCCTCTCACATGAAAGATGGTGGATGGGTGAGTCATGATTGGCAGCCACAAGTTATTACACAGTTTGGAGATCATAGTATGAAAAAACTATTAGCTCCAGATAAAACAATGGATACGTTAAGAAGTGGTGGACACATTAGTGGTCGTTATGTACAGCCTAGCCCTAGTGCATTAGAAACTATGGCATTAGGTGGACAAGTTAAAACTACTTGGGGTGGACATGCTGAAACTATTTCTCAAAATCCATACATGCCAGGTACAGGAGAAACTATTATGTTCAGAGGAAAATCACATGATGAATCTGATGGTAATGGTCACACAGGTATTGGTGTGAAGTATGGAGAAGGTGGACATGATTCATATACAGACTATGCAGAATATGGTTCACAGAACGCTGATGCTGATGTAGAAGTGGAAAGAAATGAACCAGCATTTGAAATGGAAGATCCTGAAACAGGTGAGAAAAACTTAACTGTATTAGGTAATCTTAAATTTGATAAAAAGATTGCAGCACAAACAGGTGATCAAGATATTATTGCTTTATCAAATAAATACAATGGTAAGAAATTTAAGAATATTGGAGATATTATTTCTAAACAAGAAGCTAAAGAGAATAAAGTTATTGCTAACTCGACAGCTAAATTAAATTCATTAGGTGTGAATAACTCATTTGATAAACTCACATTAGCTGCACTCACTGCTAATATACAAGGAGCTAATGCAAAACTAAAAGGTTACGCAGCAGACAAAACAAACCTTGCAACATTTCAAAATGCAATCAATGATGCATCTGAAGAACATTATTTAGATGCAGACAATCTTGCACAAGGAAGAGGTAAAGTTAATAAAGAAGCTATCAATGAAGCTAGATATGGCACTAAGTTAGAGAAAGCTCAAAATGGTAAATATAAAGTTCAAGGGAAAGGTAAGAAATGGGCATATACTCCTGCAGGAGAAACAGGAGTTCCTGAATGGGATGATCCAGGATTATATTTAACTCAATGGGGAAAATCTATTGATGATGCTCTTGCTGATACAGGTAGGGCTGATCAAATGATTAAATATTTAGAAAATGCTCCTGGACCTGAAGGAGCAAAAGTTAGAGAAGCTCTTGCTTCTAAAAAGACTCGTGATGAAAAAATAAAATTCATAAAAGAGCA